AAATTTGTAGATGCCATTAACGCTCTTTGTCATTTGCTTAGCTGAAACATTTGGCAAGGTGTGAATAAGCCCATTTCCAAGGTCATCGTTGGTGTCTGTTTGGATCAACTCCCTCACTACTTCTGAAAGGTCAAAAACAAGCACTCCAGAAGGGTTTTGAGGTATGTAGTACTTACCAATTGAACTCGCACCAGTAAACACCTCAACAATGTACTTGAAGCCAGTCAGAGCTGTATTATTGCTTGTTGCAGTATAGATAAGTTTCTGCCCTTTGAAGGTGAACGAGTTTGGATTATCTGTGATTGTTATTGCCATCAGTCTTTGTATTTTATTGTATCCTCAATTAAGGCATTAGCCAATTTGCTTTCATATTTCTTGTATGCTCTCTGAATACCATTCCTCATGTATGGCACTCCTACTATTCCCTTTTGTGCAATGCTTCTTGCAATCACATAGGCAGTTGATCGGATGTTCTGTGGTGTCTTTTGAGTGAATTGTCCTTTTGCGTTTCTCATTCTAAACTTGCGATGAGCAACCCACTTCTCAACTGCTCCAATGTTCACGAACTTTCCCTTGAAGGAGAAAGGACTGCCAACGTTTGTCTTAGTTCCGTTCACTCCAAACTCAACAAATGAAGCATAATTTTGTGCTGATCCTTTTGCTCCAAATACAACTCTTGTTGTTCCTTTGCCTTTGCTTCTTACATAGGTTCTGGAGTACAATGAGTTCATGAGGTTTCCCGTTGCCACTCTGCGAACTTTCTTTCCTCTGATTGTTCTAGGCTCTCGGAGTTCTGCTTTGGCTCTATCAACTGCATACTCACCAAACTCATTGCATACTTTTATGAACTTTTTTAGCTTCATCCAAATAGCTCTGTTAAGGTCATAATCCTTGCAGCTAGCACTCTATTCTTTCCGCTGGCTTTACCAGTCAGAGATTGAGTTGTTTCTCCACCATTTGAGAAGAAAATAAAGTACCCTTGATTGAGGTATGGTATCCTCTCACAAGTCATGTACCTCCTAGTTCCAGAATCAACAATTAAATTTGGTGAGGTGTGGATAGCTTCATTGTTGTCGGGTGATGCGCTTAATGAGTACATATCTCTTGTTGGTACAATCCAATCTGTGAAACCTCCAAAGCTGGAAGTATTAAGGGAATCAATCTCTCCTTGAGAACTGTTCCAATTTGTGTTGCTATCTCCAAGAGGAACGTTATACCACATAATTCCAAGATAGTTGTCTCTTACCACTCCACTTGTTCCACTTCCATACGAGCTGAATCTAGCCGTTCCAGTATCGCTTGCAGTTCCATCTGTTGATGTGTATCTGCTTGTATTTCCAAATCTGTTGTTGGCTGCAAGAGTGAAGTTATCTGATCCTAGCTGAACCATCTGCACACCAACTGAAGGCATCCAAATATCAAACACGCCATTGGCATATAGGTCTGCATAATCTCCAGTTGATATACTTGAGTAGCTTGGCTTTCTGTGGTAGATGCTTTGAGGGTATGCAGTCACAGTTGGAATAGTCACTTCAAACTCTCCTCCACTTGGATAGCCCGTAATTGTTCCAAGCGTGTTGTCATCTTGATCTTTGACTGTAACATCAAACCACTGGCAAGTGTAATCATCTCCAGCAGGAACTTGAGTATCTGTGTTGTTGACCTCTGTAATTGCTACGTCAGTGAGAGCAATTCTATTTGTGATTGGATAGCTCCCAACGGTTTTAAGTACATCATCATTTGAATTGATTACAAATAGAGTAGTCCAAGCACAAGTAACATCTGTTTGAGCAGGAATGCTTGATGAATCTCCATTGACTTCAGTTACGCTAATATTTGGAAGAACTAAGGTTGCTCCACTAGCTACAAGCACTTGGTAGGTTAAGTCCTTATTTTGAACAACTGCCGCTGGACAATCTCCAGCAGGTGTTGGAGTAACTCCCACAAGCGGAGCATCACATGAATCATACTGGTAAGGAACTTCAATTGCCAAAGTCAAAAGCACTCCTGCAAGAACGTTCTTTGTTTCCTCCTCTAATGGAGTTACGCTTGCACTGGTTACCTCATATTGATCTGCAAAGGTGAATATGTTTCCACCATTCAGAACGTCTGCAAGTAGATCCTCAACACATTGCTCTGAATCGCTAATGACCTCCCTCTGGTAACTTACCTTGTCCAATTTATCACTTGGAAGATCAAGCACAAAGATCTCAAAGTTGTACGTCTTTGTTCCTTCATCATAATCTGCTCCAGTGTAATTTAGATGCAGCAAAGGATAATCATTGTACTTTGGCAAGTCCATCTCCTCTGTATTTCCAAAGCTGAAAGTCTTGAGGAAGAAGTGATTTGTTGTGAAGTTCTGAAAGGCTGTAACTATGTTATTGAAAGTGATCATACAGAATTGGTCTTGGAAATATGAATGTCGTTTAGGTAGGCAAGGTGAAAAAGTACTTGTGTTATTGGCTTCTTTGTGATCTCGTCAATTTTAAGAAAGTCCTCTTGAGCAAGTTGAATAATTGTGTGATACCAACCCCACTTCCCTGCAATGGTTTCTTTGTCATCATCTTGCTCATCTGGCTCTCCAAAGATCGCACTGAATTGATTGCTAATTCCCTTCTTGTAGTCCAAAAAAAAACCAGCATCCCATTGAGGTATGATGCACTTACTTGCTTGAACTTGTCTGCATCTCTTGTTCCCTTGTAGGGTTCAATCTCATAGGTATCTCCATATCTTTTTGTTATTGGTCGATACATTACTGCCATGAGCTTGTGAGCGTTCAATTCAATGCTCTTGGTGTACTCTTCTGAATCAATGTATTCACCAGTAGTGAACTCCTCCCAATTAGGAATGAACCCATACTTCTTTCCTGCAACCTCAATGATCTTGTGGTGTTTGGTTGTTGGGCAAGCAAGGATTGAATCAATATGTTTTGCACCCTCTTGAATCAACTTCATTGGCATCGTCTTGACATCATTGTAAGAAAGGTTTGCATAGATCTTGATCTTCTCAATGTCAGTGAGATCTCTTGTACCATGCTTCAAAAGTTGTGCAATGGTGATGTCCTCATAGCTAAGTGGTAGTTCGAGCTTCATTTTTTGTAGTACCAATATTTGTGTAGTGTATCTTGCTTAATTCCTTCAATGAAAAAAGAGCGCAGCTCATCTGGAGCAATACTGTTGTTGGCTTCATCTACTGGAGTTGGCTTCAAAAAAATAGCGTTCCAATCTGGATGATCCATGAACCAACCGCTTGAAAATTGACCAAAGATTTGGCACTCATAAAGATCAAAGTAGTATGGGCATTGAACACCATATCCAGTGAGTAGAGTTGTGAGATCCGCAGTTGTAACAATCTGATCGCTATTAAGATCATATATGTTCAATGACTGCTCTCCAAAAGTAGCGTTGAAACTAAGCAATGTATTTGCGTTGCAATAGTAAGTTGTGTCTTGACCTACAACCGCTTTGTAAATATTGTATCCATCCTCTGCAAGATGGTTCTCCATTGCTAGGTTTGGTCTTGGTTGATCTATTGACTTGTTGCAGCCAATAAAAAGAAGTAATGTAAAAAGTATTGTTTTCATGGGTGTCTATTTATAATAACAATTTGCACTTATTTTCTTGCTTATCCAACTGCATACTTACCGTAGTTTGGTCTTAGTTGTCGCCAAGTGATTGCATACCTGCTGGCATCAATAAAGTGGTTAAAGGCATCAACTGGCTTATTGATCACCTTTCCATTCTTGTCCTCTTGGTACTTGTAGTTCCTTAGCTCCTTGATGCCGTTTACGCTCCTTGAGGTGATCATTAATGGCTTGGACTTCATGAACTGAATACCGCTTCTGATGCTGTCTGCTCCCTTCAAGCATGGATGAATGTTTACTCCGTACTTGTGTATTTCATCTATTGACTTTGGCTCTGCTGAATCTGCTATCACTGGCACATTGTATTCTCGGAGCATCTTTGCTATTTCTTGATTGCTCATTCCAGTTGAATACACAACCTCGTTCATCAAGTATCCTTCTCCATTGTAGTAAATCTCAACAATTGAGGTAGGATCATTTGTGTACCCAAAGTCAAGTCCAATGTTGTACAACTTGAAGCCCTCTGGTATCTGATCAACTTCTTTGTAATGGGTGAAGATTGTTGCCTTGCTTGTTCCTCTCTCACCAAGTCCGTAAACCCTCCAGAAGTTCTCATCTACTTCCTTGAGCCTTTCAATCTCATCAATGGTGTTTTGGTCAAGAAATGGATTATCAAGGTATGTTGTCTGGAAGAAGTCTGCATCTGGTCTTGTGATTACTTGGTCATATATCCAATGGAACTCATCACTTGGATTGAAGTCAATAATGATCCTCTCTTTTGTCCTCAAGATAAGTTGTCTCCAATCCTCAAGGCTGATCTCGTTGGCTTCATTGATGTATAGCACATCTCTCTTCCTTCCTCTTACCTTCTGTGGCTGATCCACTGAAATGAACTCAACAAGGTTTCCAAACAGCTTGTAAGTACCTTCTGATTTGTTGTGGCTTGCTGCATTATACCAATCTTGGCTCTCCACTATCTCAAAGAAATCTCTCATGCTAGATGCTCGTAGTGAAGGAAAGGTCTTTCTGCAAATGGTTATTACTTGCCCTGCGTTCTTGTTCCTCCAGCAATACTCAACAAGCACCTTGAGAATGGAATAAGTCTTTCCAGATCTCGTGCCACCTTGATGCACTTGAATCCTGCTCTTGCTTTCTTTTACATGGTAGTATGTTGAACTTTGTTTCATTCAAACCAACTTGGCTTCTCATTTCCTTGCGTGATGTTTATGTCTTGACCTTCTACATAACCCCTATTTTTGCCCTTTGTTTTTAGGTGAAATATTACTGCCGTTTTATCCTTGTCAGCAATAAGTTGAAACAACTTGCTTTCGCTGAAATCCAATGCTTGCTCTCCTATGTCTTTTACTTCACGAGCAAATTGCTCATCACTTTCTAACCAATTATAAAATGTACTTCTGCTTATTCCAGAAGATTTTACTGCCGTTGTAACAACTCCTAGGCTTCTTTCTAATGCTTGTAATACTTGCTTTTTTTTAGTGTCCATTTTGTACAATTATACGCCTTGTATTGGCACATTGATTATTGGGTTAATATCATAAGTTTTTTGTTTTCCAGAACTCTTGTTGCTTTTGTCAAATCTGACAATTTTGCTTCCCCATTTTTTTTGTAACATCTCATTGTGTTCCAACTCACGTTCAACATTTCTGTATTCCGCACAACCTCCAGCTAATGTATTTTGATCACAAGAATAATGGTACATGTTCATTCTTAAATTTTTTCTGTACACATTTAAAACTTGAATTGTCATGTCATAATCTTCTTTAAGATATATTTGCTCATCATAACGTAGATTATTATTTCTGTGAGCTTGAAATGGTCCTCCTATGTACTGACAAGTTCCAAAAGGTGTATACTCTCGGTATGCTCCTTTATCTGATAAACAATTTAACCCCCAAAAAACAACATCAAGGTCTTCGGCTAATTGATACCCCTCTTGTATCATGTTGTAAGTTTCAATCTCATTCAATCGCACACTAATATTGCCATTCCATCTTCCAAAGTATTTGATGTCATCATCTATCAATAGTATGTTGTCCTCTGGTGCATGATCTAAGATGTAATTGCGTATCCTGCACAAATTACCTTGAGCACTATCTGGAACGATCCAAAGTTTGTCATGCACCCCTTCATAGTATTTTGCTTCTGATTGGCATACTACGTAAACAACCTCACTCAAATATTTATGCGTTCTGCATAAGTTAGATCTTTTGTAAGTGGGTGAATATATTTTATACATGATCAGTAAGTTTTTTGAGATACTTTGCTCCGTTAATTACTCTGCCAACACCCTTAGACCAAGCCTTGCCATTGCTACGCTTTGCACTGACACTTTTTAAACTGAAATGAGTTTCTGCTTGCAGCCAATCTATGCGATTGTCAAAATACAAAACAACATAATTGTGCTGTTCATCAAGGTATTCACTAAACTGTACTTCTGCATCAATTGGTTCTCCTTTTGGATCGACCTCTGGCACATCAAGTCCATAATTAATAAGCAGATCCTGCTCCCATTGATTTGCTAGTAGATCCCAATCCCACTCTCCAAATGAAGCATTATCCTTGATGATGAACTCTCTTTGCTTCTCCTCGCTCCAGTCCACTTGCTCAATGAACACCTCTTTCAATCCAGCTTTTTTGCAGGCTCTCAATCTCATATTACCTCCCAGAACTACCATCTCTTTGTTCACTACAATCGGTCTTGCTTCAAGCATCTCTGGAAACTGCTTAATACTCTCAACTAGCTTTGTGAACTTATGGTCTTTGATGTAGCGTGGATTGCTGTCATTGTTCTTGACCTGCTTAATTTTTACTTTCTTCATTTATTTTCTTTTGATTGCTTCTCTTGCTTCTTGTACCATCTGACGTACACAACTAGAGCAGGAAGATAATTCTTTGGCTGCTTCAAAGGTCTGGTTGTATGCCTTGTAAAATTGCTTGAGTTCTTCATTCGAGAACCTTCTGTATTGGTCTGCTATTTTAACTAGCTTCTGAAGGTCTTTGAGTGCGTCCGCATCCACTTTGCTTCGCCACTTTTTTAAAGGGCAGGATGCTGTCTTAAACTTGGTCTTGACTGGAATCACACAACCGCACAATCTCACCTTTCTCTTTTTGCCTTTGACCTCAACCAGCTCTCCAATATCATCACCAAGAACAAGCGTGCCACAACTTCTTGTAGTTTCGTTGTAGTGCTCACATCCTTTGCAGATGGTCATCCGCTCCTCTCTGGTCTTTCTATCGATAAAGATCATACGTTGTTCTTGATGGTTTGTCTTACTTTGCTCAAGGTATGGTATATGGTGCTGATCGGAATACCACTTTCCTTGCTCAACTTGGTCATGTTTTCTCCTCGAAGATACAACTCAAATATTGATCTATCAAAATAGTCAAGATGACGGAGAACTACATCGACCTTCTCAATGCAGATCCTTCTGTCTATATCGTGTTCCTCTGGAACGTTCTCCACCTGCTCATGGTCAATCTTGTATTGCTTTTTGAAATCACCTCTTGTGGCATTGGTTTTCATTGATCGCTTGAAGTAGTGATCAGTCATCTGGTCATTGATGTACACAAAGCCAGCGTCATGCATCTTGATAAAGGTGTGGTGTATTAAGTCATTCGGATCAGGTGTGAATGAAGCTGCATACCTCTTGAGATTGTTGTAGTTTTTATCAATGTAACTCTTCAAGCTCACGAGCCAATTTGTTGTAGTGGTTTGTCATTTCAATCAACTCTTGAGAGGTGTGCTTAATGAATGTCTGGTTGCTTATTCTCACAATCTCATCAGCAGTACCCTCACCATAAACCTCGTCCAGCTTCAAGCCAAATTCATACTGCTGCCCTCCGTTGGTCATGTTGCACCTTTTGCACTGAAATTGTACGTTCTTCTCATTCCATCTGGTGCTAAACTTTGCTCTAGTTTGGAAGTGTCCAGCATCAACCTCCTTCCAATGTTTCTGCACCCCACAAGTAAAGCAAGAAGCCCTCCCATAATCATCACAGTTTCTCAACCTTATGAATCTGGAGAAGGCTTTGTCTAGCTTCTTGATCAGTTTGCTTCGAGATACTTTTGCCATGCTTTAATTTCGTCCAATATACGTCTTTTGTCTGATTTGTTGAGGTGTCTTGTTCTCGTAACAAATTTATCGCTTCTTTCAATCCAGAGGATTTGTTGCTTTATTCCTTTGATAAGATACTCCTCCAAGTTTTTCACGTACTTTTTCAAGCTCAATGTGGATATGGTTTGCCCACTCATTATAGCTTCTTGCTCTTGTTGGTTCATAGGTGCTTTGTGTTTTTGCTTTGTTCATTTTCTGTTATGGTGTTTATTTCGGTGTTGGCAGTAATTAAGCCTACTACTTCCATTTTATTTTTACCCATTTATTAATTTTTGGGTTATAATATTCCCTTGTTATTAGGTTTATTACTTGGTAATCGTCATCATTCTTTGCTCTCATTAAATGGCTTCTATCCACATTATCGACTATTTTTGTTTCATAAAAAGGGTCGTCATCATTAAATAATTCAGAATGATGTCTTTGGAATGTTCCTACTAAATAACTCATGTTTTTATTGTGTTTAAATTAACTACTGCCAACACTATATAAAAATAATAGCTAAGGCAGTGTTTTAGTCTATCATTATTTCTTGTTTGTGATAGTCAAATTGTCTTGTCTATCACTTTTGTATGTCAAACGCTACTATTCTTATACTTTTAAGTTAGCAAACATTAAAACGTACACTTCGTTTTGCTAACAAAGTGTAAAATTAATATTAACTAACTCCTTCCAATTTTCACCTCTATAACCAAGTATTATAAATCTATTTTCTACAGTCAATCTAAAATAGTGGTTTAATATTTTTACATTCCATTTACATTTATCCATAATTATTTACTTTTTTATTTTTAATGCGTTAATACTAATCTTACACTAAAAGTTGTACGCAATAAAAATTACTTGCGTCCGTTCCTTTCCATATTATTTCCTGCAAGAGCAAGAAATATAACTAACGATAGTTCCCAACCAAACCAAATCCAACCTAATACCATTGCAGTTATTCCTACTGCCATTCCAATGTAATTTACTATTTTCATATCCGTAATTTTAAATAACCTTACAGTCCATTATGCAAACATTTGTTTCTTTATCTTTTTCTATTTTAACCCGTTCGCTTTGTACCCAGTCAAAGAATCCTTTATCGTTTAATCCTTTTTGTACAAACATCATTCTATCGTGCCTTGTTCCACGCTCACTTTCGTATAGAGCAAAAAACGTACGCCCAACAAAGTGTATATCACATTGCTTATTTTCTTCTTCTTTATTTACTTCTTGCTTATTCATAATTTTAATGTTTCATTTTTCTGTTATGGTGTTTATATCGGTGTTATATGCAATTAGACAGATATTCCATTTCTATAAGCCTCATATAAATACTGCTTACCAAGTGTAGTAAGTCTGCATTGCTTTGTAATCAATCCTAACTCTCTACATATTTGCTCTATCGTGTAGCCCGTACCATATTTACTTGCATATTTCAGCAACGCATTAGCAATTACTTCTCTTTTTGAAACATCTT